GTGGGAGGATGTACATGGAATTAAGAGTGAATGAGGTAGCAATACCGGAAAAGATCAGTTTCAATTATGAGGAACTGAAAGCAGAGTTGACTGAGAAAGTGGCATTTTATGAGACTCTTGTATATACAGATGATCAGATTCAGGATGCCAAGAAAGAAAGAGCAACACTTAACAAGCTGAAAAAGACAATTAAGGATGACTGTATACGGAGAAAAAAGGAATATATGCATCCATTCAATGAGTTTGAAGCACAGGTCAATGAAATCATTGGAATTATAGACAAACCTATAGCTGCGATCGACAAGCAGGTGAAAGAATTTGAAGATCAGAAGAAAGTGAATAAGCAGAATGCCATTGAAGAGTTGTTTGCGACTATCGGTTTTCAGAATTTTGTCACGTTGGAGAAGATCTGGGATCCGAAGTGGCTTAATGCTTCGGTATCAATGAAGAGTATTGAAGAGCAGATGCGGTCAAGAATGTACCAGATTGGTGATGATGTGCTGACACTTCATAATCTGCCGGAATTTGGCTTTGAGGCGACAGATGTATACAAGCAGACACTTGATATAAATAAAGCCATCAAAGAGGCACAGAGAATGGCGGAAATTGCAAAGGCAAAGGCTGAAGCTGCGGCTAAAAAGAAAGCAGCAGAAGAGGCACGAAAGGCAGAGGAAGAACGCAAGGCACAGGAGATCAAAGAAGAACAGACGGTAATTGTACCGACAGAACCGCATGAGCAGGCTGTGACACCGCCAGAACCGGTGCAGAGTGAGCCGAAGTTTCCTGTGAGATTTGAAGCCATAATGACAGAGAAGCAGGGCGAAGAACTTAACTTGTGGTTTGCAGAGAGAAACATAGAATTTAAAGCTATTTAGGAGGAAAAAGCATGATAGAGGTAAAAGGAAATCAATTGAGAATGGAAGGTTCTGAGGATGAAGTAGAATCACAGGTAGCTGCTGTTTTGGCAGGATACACACGATTCTTATATAAAAACTATCCACCATGTGTTGCAAAAGAGAATCAGTTGTTACATGAACTTTTTAGCTTTAATGAGGAGGACAAATAATGGCAGTTAATAATAGTTTAGTGAAAAAAAGCAAGGCACAGCAGAATTTGGGAATTACAGCATACCTTACACAGGATGCTATAAAAAATCAGATTAATCAGGTAGTTGGTGGTAAGAATGGACAGCGTTTCATTTCTGCTATCGTATCAGCATATAACACCAACCCTACACTTCAGGAGTGCACAAATCAGTCGATTCTTTCAGCAGCACTTCTTGGTGAGAGTTTACAGCTTTCGCCATCTCCACAGCTCGGACATTATTACATGGTCCCATTCAACAATACAAAAGCTGGTGTCAAGGAAGCTCAGTTCCAGATGGGATACAAGGGATATATCCAGCTGGCTATCCGATCCGGCCAGTATAAGCGGCTGAATGTCGTGGCAATTAAGGAAGGTGAGCTGGAATACTTCGATCCGCTGAATGAGGACATCAAGGTTAATCTGATGGTCGATGACTGGGACAAGCGTGAGAAAGCTGAGACAATCGGCTACTATGCCATGTTTGAGCTGGTAAATGGATTCAGAAAGACGATGTACTGGAGCAAGGCACAGATGCTTGCACATGCTGATAAGTATTCACAGGCTTTCAGCAAGGATGCTGTAAAGATTAACACAAAGTATGGCGAGAAAGAAAAGGTGTCATTTGCTGACTATGAAGCCGGTAATTATGATCCGAGAGATTCGTGGATGTATTCATCATTCTGGTACAAGAATTTTGATGGCATGGCTTACAAGACCATGCTCCGTCAGTTAATTTCCAAGTGGGGTGTTATGAGTATTGATCTTCAGAGCGCATTTGAGCGTGATATGACCACTATGGATGGAGATGGAAATGTGACCTATGTGGAAAATGATACAGAGGAATATGTTGATTCCACTGCATCAGAACCGGAAGCAAAACCGGAACCGGAACAGGGCAAGGAAGAAACACCTGTTATTGAACAGTCGCAGACTACACAGCAGAATCCTGCCGCCGCTGCACTGTTTTCATAAATGATACTTGTTCATGGCAGATACACACATCACACAGTATAAGCCATTGTATATAGCCCTGCCGCTGATCCGGTGGCAGGGAGAAAGGAGCATTGATTGATGAATCCACAGTGGATAAAGAAAGCATCATTGGACAGAAAGTACAGGAATAAAAAGGTTGAGGTCGATGGGATTCTATTTGATTCCAAGAAAGAAGCAAACCGGTACATGGAGCTTAAGCTACTTGAGAAAGCAGGAGAGATCACAGACCTCAAGAGACAGGTCAGATACGAGCTTATACCGAGACAGAGAGAACAATCGACTGAAATGTACAAGGCTGGGCCTCATAAGGGCGAATATAAGCCCGGTAAGGTCATAGAACAGAGCTGCTACTATGTTGCCGATTTTGTCTACAAAGAGGGTGATTACATAGTTGTAGAGGACACCAAGGGCATGAAAACGAAAGATTATGTGATTAAGCGGAAATTGATGCTCCACCGTTATGGAATACGAATAAAGGAGGTATAGAGGGTATGATGACAGACCTCATTGAAGAGAAGAAAAAAGAGCTGATATCAACACAGGATGTTGTTTATGAAGTCCTTGAAAAAGATATAGCAGCAAGAAGTAGTGACAACCGGTTGTACTATCTCGTATGTAAGCAGATTGGAGAAAAGCATGGATACAATATTGATCATGTTTCTGTGCCAAAGTTCTTCCTGCATCTGTCAGAGTTCGGCTTACCAACAACCGAGACAGTGAGACGCACAAGACAGAAGATACAGGCGGCAAATCCGTGGCTTGCCGGTAACAGATGTGTGCGGAAGATGCGGCAGAAGAATGAGCAGGCTTTCAGGGAGTATGCAAGAAAGGGTGACCAGAATGGCAGATGTGAAGTGGATAAAGATTACAACCGGAATGTTTGACAATAGAAAGATCAAGCATTTGAGAAAACTGCCGGATGGAAACAATATTGTTCTTATTTGGATTATGTTACTCACAATGGCAGGAAAATGCAATTCTGATGGAAGAATCTTTCTTACAGAGGACATTCCTTACACAACCAAGATGCTTGCTGATGAGCTTGGATTTAAGGAAAACATCGTAAAACAGGCTATTTTATCTCTTGAACAGCTTGGAATGATCATTAGATCTGGTGATTTTATAACGGTTGCCGGATGGCAGGAACACCAGAACACTGAGGGCATGGATAAGATAAGAGAAAGTAAGCGAATGGCTCAGTCAAGATGGAGAGATAAACAGAAAGCAAAAAAATCTACTGTAGATAGCTTTGTAGAATCTACTGTAGATTCTACCGTAGATTCTACAAGATGTCTTGTAGACGATGCAGAAGAAGAAAGAGAAGAAGATAAAGAAAGAGATAAGAGGGAGATAAAAGAAGTAGAAGAAAAGAAAATCGACTATGATCGCATTGTCCAGATGTACAATGCCCATTGCCCTTCGCTCCCGGTTGTTAAGTGTTTATCAGATGCCAGAAAAAAGGCAATCAAGGCAAGGCTTAATCATTACACATTTGATGATTTTGAGGAAATGTTCAAGAAAGCTGAATCGTCGGACTTCTTGAAGGGCAAGAACAACAGAAACTGGATAGCCACATTTGACTGGCTGTTAAAGGATACCAACATGGCAAAGGTCCTTGATGACAACTATGCAAATACAGCACCGACAGCAAAGACAAATTATTCCGGGAACAACCGAGTAGCGGATCAGTTGGATGAATCATACAAGATGATGGCTGAATGGGCGCAGGAACGAGCAGAAAAGGGAGGCTTCGCAGATGAAGAAAGAGATTGATAATTCAGCAACAAGAAAGATTAAGTTGATCGCAAGACACTATGGCAAGGGTCGTCTGGTCAGACAGTGTATTTCATGCTTTGCATTATTGATCAATGTATTTACCTGGTGGTGGAACAATGAGACGACTAGGAGAGAAGCCAGAAGTGAAGTGGCAGAAATGAACGATACACTTGCAGAGCAGATCGCATGGGCTCAGATCACAACTGCTGCACTGGCAGAGTTATTCGGCATAGCAGATCAGGTCGATGAGCAGAGAGAGGCAGTTTTGAATGAGCTTATCGAGAAAGCAAAACAGGAGATCATACATGAGCATGAAACAAAATAAACGATGTAACACCTGCAGACACAACCAGACCTGTACGCTTTCAGATACAAGCAGAGTATTACATGTCTGTGATCTTGATAATTCGTACATAGACGAGATCCGTCAGATGCATGGCAGGTGTGAAAAGTGGAGAGGAGCAAAGCAAAATGACGGAACAGGAGTTTGCAAAGTTTGCAATGGGCTTGAAAACATACTACCCCAGAGAGAATCTACTGCCGAACAGACCGGCAATGGAACTCTGGTACAGACAGCTTCAGGATCTACCGTATGATGTGGCAGAGACAGCACTCAACAAATGGGTATCAACAAACAAATGGTCCCCAAGTATCGCAGAGATACGTCAGATGTGCTGTGAGGTAAGACAGGGAGAGATACCGGCATGGAGTGAGGCATGGGAGACCGTATTACATGCGATCAGAATGTATGGATCATATAGACTGCAGGATGCAATGATGACACTTGATGATCTGACCGCAAGGACAGTGACACAGATCGGCGGATTTGTGAATATTTGCAGGAGTGAGAATATCGACATTGACCGGGCAAATTTCAGAATGGTCTATGAGGAGCTTGCAAAGCGGAAGCAAAAGGATGCGCTGATGCCTGCAAGGCTTAGAAGTGCGATACAGAAGATACAGAGCAACAGCATGATGATGTTGGAAGGGAGAGAAGATAAATGACGATTGATGAAGCAAAAAAGATGATACAGATTGAAAAGAGTTGCATCAATGGGCATTGTGATAGGAATTGCGGAAAGTGTGACATTGCGCAGGATATTGATGATTTGAGCAGTGCCTATGACATAGCAATACAGGCACTTGAAAAGCAGATGCCGAAGAAAATAACTATATTTAAGTATCCTAATAGAGATCATATCAATTATGGCTGTCCTGTGTGCCATCGAAAGATTATATCCAAAATCGATAATGTTTGGTGTTGTGGAGAATTTTCTGATTATTGCAATAGATGCGGTCAGAGATTAGATTGGAGCGGTGAAGATGTATAAATGCATTGACTGTCAGGCAGAGTTCGAAGAGCCGGACATGGAAAGAGAGTGCATGGGTGAATATCATGGACAGCCGGCATATGAGTACCGGGCTATATGCCCCTTATGCGGATCATATGATTTTGAGGAGGTAACGGATGGAGATTGACGAAGCTATAAAGCATGAGAGATGGGAAGCAAAACATGCTGGATTGGAAGATGCAGATGATACAGCTATTGAACTGAACAGACAGTATCATACAGAGATCGCAGATATGCTTGAGAAGTTGAAAGAACTCCGGAAGGGCAGTTTGATTGCACAGGTAGTCATCGATAAAGGTGATTTACAGAAGATGGTTAATGAGAAGTTCAAGGAAGTTGAGCTGAATATTAGGAACATCCGAGAACAGGCAATCGATGAGTTTAGGCAGAGGGTACTTGAAGGATTCAGAGAGTGTGGTTTTCCAGACCAGATTGTATGGACTGCATGTTACATATTAGATGATGTCGCAGACAAACTGAAAAAATAAATCAAAGAAAGGAGCCGAACCTCCGGCCGGGGTAATGCTATAGCGGGTTCCTGAGAAGTGAATGAACGAAGACTTAATAACGAGAATTTTTGGAGAGGACGGCGAACTTGACAGCCCGGACGAGGGCTTAGAGGAATACAAAAAGCGCAAGAAAGAAGCCAGGGAGAAAATGATAATGCTCCAGAACCAGCCGTATGAAGTTAAGGTGCGGCGCTCCAGACTTAGAGCTGAAGAGTTCATGGAGCAGATGCAGATGCGAGACAAAACAGCCCATGTTAGTGTTGGCGGTCTTGACAGTATTACACTACACGTATTTCTGAAGTCGATAGGCATCAACGTTCCGGCAGTATCAGTATCATCCCTGGAAGATAAGAGTATACAGCGGGTACATAAAGCTCTTGGAGTGACAATCCTGAACCCACTCAAGACAAAAGTTGAGGTGCTCAATGAAGTTGGGTTCCCGGTTATCAGCAAGAGGATAGCGGGTAAGATAGCACTGCTTCAGAATCCGACAGAGAACAATAAGACAGTCAGACATGCAATAATCACAGGCGAATGTGGAGAGCTGGGGCACTTTCAGAAGAACAGCCGCATGAAGTTGCCACAGAAGTGGCTTAACCTGTTCGGAGGATATGAGAACGAGAATGAAGGTGTTATGTATTACAAGCCAAATTTCAAGGTGTCAAATGATTGTTGCTATTGGCTGAAAGAGAAGCCATGCGATGACTGGGCTAAGGCTCATTCAAGCCATCCGTTCCTTGGCATGATGGCATCCGAAGGTGGTCAGAGAGAAGAAGCTCTCACAGATCATGGGTGTAATTATTACGGCAAGACAGTAATGAGATCAGCACCATTTGCACCATACCTCAGAAATGACATATTGAGACTTGCTCAGGAGATGGACACTTGGTATCACGCACATACAGATGTGTTTGCAAAGCTTTATTATGAGCAGCCATACAGTAAGGATAAGGCTGGCAACACAATACCTTACGAGCCGGTTGAAGCGATCATACCGGCTATATATGGACAAATACAGGATGATGGACACGGCAATCTCAGAACGACAGGAGCGCAGCGTACAGGTTGCAGCATGTGTGGTTTTGGAATTCACATGGAAGAACGACCGCACAGGTTTGACAGGCTCAGAGAACGGAATCAAAAGGAATGGGAGTTTTACATGTACCGGTGCTGCACGGATCCGAAGACTGGTGAGAAGTTCGGTTGGGGAAGAGTGTTAGATTACATAGGTGTCGCATGGGAAGATGAACCAGCGGTACAGATGAATATTTATGATTACCCGGAGGTGCAGCCATGATAAACGGAGAACTTATCGTTGATAACTTCGCCGGTGGTGGTGGAGCATCAACAGGAATTGAGATGGCAACAGGATACAGTGTTGATATAGCTATTAACCATGACCCGGAAGCCATAAGGATGCATAAGGTCAACCATCCAAACACAAAGCACTATTGTGAGAATGTGTGGGCGGTTGATCCTGTGAAGGCCTGTGAGGGACACTCGGTAGCTCTTGCCTGGTTCTCACCAGACTGCAAGCATTTTTCAAAGGCCAAGGGTGGCAAGCCAAAGGATAAGAATATCAGAGGGCTTGCATGGGTAGCATGCAGATGGGCGGCACTTGTGAGACCGAGAGTGATTATGCTTGAGAATGTCGAAGAGTTCAAGACATGGGGACCGCTCAACAGAGGACATCATCCGATAAGGGCAAAGCAAGGAGATACATTCAGGCAATTTGTAAAGCAGCTCAATGAGCTGGGATATGAGGTACAGTTCAGAGAGCTTGTGGCGGCAGACTACGGAGCACCGACCAAGAGAAAGAGATTCTTTATGATCGCAAGGTGCGATGGTGTACCTATCATGTGGCCAAAGCCTACACATGCGCCAGCAGACAGTGAAGAGGTCAAGGCGGGATTGCTCAAACCTTATGTTGGAGCGTATACACAGCTTGATTTCAGCTTACCTTGTCCGAGTATCTTTGATACATCAGATGAGATCAAGGAGAAGTATGGCATCCGGGCGGTGAGGCCGCTTGCACCAAAGACTATGCAGAGGATTGCAAGAGGGCTGAAGAAGTTCGTTCTGGATAATCCGGAGCCGTTCATCATCCAGTGCAATCATGGCGGCGATAGAAAGCCACAGGACATAAGAGATCCAATGCCGACGATTACAGGGAAGCACGGATATGGAGTTGTAGAACCATATATGGTTCAGATAGGTCAGACTGGATTCTCTGCAGATCGTAGCAAAGATGTGAGAGAACCACTTACTACTATTGTCAGCAAGAATGAGCACTGTCTAATAAGTCCTACACTTATTCAATATCATTCGGAGACCAATTCAGATGAGGTAAGAGGTCAAGGTATAGAGAATCCGATCATGACAGTAGACAGCTCAAACAGATATGGCCTTGTGACTTCGTTCCTCAGCAAGTTTTACAAGACAGGGGTAGGACAGGATGAGAGAGAGCCATTGCATACAGTGACAACATCAGCCGGACATTTTGGAGAGGTCAGAGCATTCCTGATTAAATACTACGGAGAGGGTACAGGTCAAGATATAGAACAGCCGCTTGATACAGTGACATCAAGAGACCGGTTCGGCCTTGTAACAATCCAAGGTGTTGAGTATCAGATAGTGGACATTGGTCTCAGAATGCTTGAGCCAAAGGAGTTATATGGGTGCCAAGGGTTTCCGGATGATTACATCATAGATCATGACAGCACAGGTAAGACATATTCAAGAAGTGAACAGGTTAAGAGATGTGGAAATGCAGTCTGCCCACCTATACCGGCGGCGATGGTAAGAGCAAATTTACCAGAGCTTTGCTTGAGAAAAAGAATGCCAAATATACGGATAGGAGAGGATGACAATGGGCAACTGTGTTTTGTATAGAATAGATAAAGGAGAAACAACATGACAAATTTTGAGATAGAAATTACATACAACATGATCTGCCGACCGGGGCAGGTCGTGCGGATCCATACAAAAGAAACCACCAGTGGGCGGAATTTTATCATGACATGGAAGAAATGGACCATTGTGGAGGTTCACGATCATCACATAGTGATGAAGAGCGAATACGGCTACCGGGAGAGCTTCACCAGAATAGATATTGTTGAGATGATCAGGAGAGGAGAGATTCGATGGAAATAGTACCAGTACAGGATAAGAGCTGTGAGACATGCAAATACCAGAGCAGATATAAAACAGATGAACCATGCGCACACTGTACCAAGAATGCGACGGATAACTATGAGCCAATGACAAACGGAGATTATATCCGGTCGCTCAGTGATGCAGATCTTGCGCAGATTGTAATGTGCCCGAATGAGATAGGGTTTGATGAAGTAGAATGCCACAAGGATGATAAGTTTTGCCAGGAATGTACATTGAACTGGCTTATGGCAGAAAGAGAGGTTGAGGAGTAATGGCAAAGGTATCAGAAGAGGCAAAACAGAATCCGAACTGGATAAGGGCATTTGAAACATCAAAACAGCTTGTGACATGCACATATCCGGCTACGTGGGTACTGAATTTTATAAACGAATGGAATGCAGCCGTGGCAAGGCTGAGAAGATAGGAGTGTGGGAATATGACATTAGATGCAGCTATACAACATGCAAAAGAAGTAGCAGTAACACAAAATAATCAAGATTGCATTAAGTGCGCAGAGGAACATGAACAACTTGCAGAATGGCTTGGGGAGCTGAAAGAATATCAGCAGTTAGAGGAACAGGGCAGGCTTGTTAAATTACCTTGCAAGATAGGCGATACAGTATGGGATAATGGCTATGGCAGACCTTGTGCATATACAATAACAGCCTTTTCATTTGGTGAATGCGAAGAATACATTTGTGAACCTGTTACAACAAAAGAAGCCGTATTCTATTATGAAAACTTGAGCGGAAGTATCACAGGAAGTTTTGCAGAAAGTGAAATCGGCAAGTCGGTATTTTTGAAAAAATCCGAAGCCGAAGCAAAGCTGAAAGAATTAAGAGGTAGAAAAAATGAGATTGATTTATGCGGATGACGTGAAGAATATGCTTTTTAATACATATGATAAGGAAAAAGACGTTATATCTAGCTACTGGGTAGCGGGAACGTTGGCAGATAAGATTGATGAAGTTCAGACCGCCTATGATGTAGATAAGGTTGTGGAGCAGTTGGGAAAAGACGGAAAGAACACAGATGTTTGTATAAGAAAGAAAAGAGCAATCGAAATTGTAAAGGCAGGTGGAATAGATGTCAACTAAGCCAATTTTATTCAACACGGAAATGGTTCGGGCAATTCTGGACGGTAGAAAGAACTGCACCAGAAGAATTGTAAAGCCACAGCCGCAAGGCAGACTGTGCTATACATTCGCAGGGGGTGATTGCGGTACCTGGGGATATCCAAGTAAAACAGCATATGAAAACTGGGGAGATGAATACAAACTTCCAGAGGATATCACGGATGAAGAACTAAAAAGAAGGTGGAATCCACCATATCACACAGATGATATCCTGTATGTCCGGGAAACATGGCGCAAAGGATTAGAACGGTATATCTACCGTGCAGACTACTCCGATACAGAGAAGTTTTATCAAGATGGAAAAGAAATCAATATGAAATGGCATCCATCCATCCACATGCCGAAAGAAGTCGCACGTATCTGGCTTAAGGTTACGGATGTGAGGGTGGAGCGGTTGCAAGACATTTCCGGTGAAAGTTTGACAAAAGAGGGAATTGACCTTTTTCAGTCAAATTATGTAAGAGTTGCTTTTGATGAATTTAAAAATATTTGGAACTCCACCATCAAGAAATCCGACCTTGACCGCTATGGTTGGAATGCAAATCCGTGGGTGTGGGTAATAGAATTTGAACGATGTGAAAGAGAGGTGGAATAGATGAAAGATAGGTACTTATACAAGGCGAAAACCTGCAATGGGGAATGGGTAAGCGGATTTTTACATTGTAAGGAAAATAAATGGTATATAAGCAATAAAGCAGGTTCGCCATTTGCATTTGAAGTGCGACCAGATACTATCTGTCAGTGCACAGGCTTGAAAGACAAGAGCGGCAAACTGATTTGGGAGAATGATATTGTATTTGTTACCGATGATGATGGATGTAGTGGACAGATTGACACTGGTGTGGGCGAAATAGATTTTTTGGATGGACTTTGGTATATCAGTGGCAATGTGCAAAATGCGCTATATGACATTGATAAGTGTTTTCAATTAGAAGTTATCGGCAACATTTTTGACAATAAGGGGGTGTAAGATATGCCAAGAGTTGCAACAGAAATAGCAAGTGATCCGGATTGGAGCCGTGCAAGCCAAATATCAGATAAACTTGGCAGGTCGAAATATCCGGCGTTATGGGCGTTCAGATTCATCCGTGAGTGGGAGCGCATCACGGATCAGATCAGAAGTGAGGTGATAAGATAGTGAATATAGCGAAAGAGTACCTGAAACAGGTAGAAACGCTTGATACGAAAATACAGCAGAAGAAGATAGAATTAGATAGCCTTAAAGACAATGCCATAGGATTGGGAGCATTTGACTATTCAAAGGAAAAGGTACAGACAAGTGCATCTGAATCATTGAGCGTGAAAGTAGCGAAGTATGTTGATTTTGAGAGAGAGCTGCAGGAGGATAATGCCAGATTTGCGGAACTCAAGCATAGAGTGATCAATCAGATCCACAGTTTGAACAATCCTATCTACATGAAGATTCTGTTTAAGAAGTATATAGAGTACAAGTCATTAAAGGATATAGCATCTGAAATAAAGTATTCATATGACAGGACAAAACATATTCATGGAGTTGCTCTTGAGGCATTTCGGATAAAGATTTTGAAAAGTTGACACCAAATAGCACCATTTAGCACCGAATAGCACCTAGCAACTGTGATATACTGTAGTGGTAAAATTATATAGTATTGATTCATAAGGGACATAGCCGTTGCCATAGGTTGTGTCCCTTTCCTTTATGCCCAGTGGTTATACAAACCCTCTCCCACCCCTTTAATGTGAATGATAATCTCTTGCCACTGGGCTATTTTGTTTGAGGTGTGATATGAGTGAGATTAAAAGGTTTGAGGTCGTGAGGCCTGAATATAGTTTTGAATACATACATCCTGTACTTGGTAGATTGGCATTACCGATAGCCATGATAAAGGTGATGGTTAAGTGCACTAAGATATACAAACTTCAGCCGACTATAAAGTTGGGTGTGAAAGTAAAGAGTGTATGTAAACCGCTGTACAAGATTGTGATCCCGAAGAGAGTGAGAAAGAAACAGAAGTAATAGAAAGAAGGTGTGACATTATGGCTAAACTGACAGCTAAACAGCAGAGATTCTGTGATGAATACCTGATTGACCTTAATGCCACACAGGCGGCTATAAGGGCGGGATACTCAAAGAAAACAGCATATAAGGCAAGTGATTGGCTGAATGAAAAAAGCCAAGAAAAACCAAGTTCAAAATTTAATAGAGCTATGAGGGAGTACATAGACAATAGACTGGCCGAGAAAGAAAAAGCCTTAATTGCCGATCAGGACGAAGTCCTTAAGTATCTCACTTCTGTGATGCGTGGTGAAAGCGTATCAACTGAGATAGTTGTTGAGGGCACTGGTGATGGGTGCTCAGAAGCAAGGGCAATGGAGAAAGAACCATCGGAGAAAGAACGCTTGAAAGCTGCAGAGCTTTTAGGTAAGAGATATGGTCTGTATACCGAGAAGGTGGAGGCTGATGTAGATGCGGATCTCAACATTAACATCGACTATGGCAATGATGACGATGCCGGCGGTGATGCTGATTGAATATTAATATAAAAGCAAATCCGGGGTTCAAGGAAGTAGACCGGAGCAAGAAGCGATATATCGTGATGAAAGGCTCTGCAGGATCAGGGAAGAGTGTTGATACGGCACAGAATTACATATTGAGGCTAATGCAGGACAAAGGCAGAAACCTTGTTGCAATGCGGAAATCTGATATAACAAACAGAGATAGTACATTCGCTGAACTGACCGGATCTCTTTATAAGATATTTGGAGATAAGGTCGATAATTATTGGAAAATCAATAGAAGTCCGTTGAGCCTTACATGTAAACATAACGGAAACCAGATTATATTCCGTGGCATGAACGACGATAGACAGCGTGAAAAGTTGAAGTCAATCACATTTCCACGGGGTAAACTTACGGATGTATGGCTTGAAGAAGCCACTGAATTTACGCAGGCAGACCTAGAGATAATAGATGACAGATTGCGTGGAGAATTGCCACAAGGGCAGTTCTACCAGATAAGAATGACCTTCAATCCAGTGAACAAAAACCACTGGATAAAGAAGGTCTTTTTTGATAGATACGATCCTGATGTGTTGACACATCACAGCACATATTTGGGGAATCGCTTCATAGATGCGGCATATCACCGCCGTATGGAGCGCAGGAAAGAAGTTGATCCTGAGGGATATCAGATATATGGACTTGGAGAATGGGGTGAGATAGGCGGTCTCATTCTGCACAACTGGGAAGTTGCAGAGGTATCTCAGAATCTTAATGATTACGATGATATAGCAATAGGTCAAGACTTTGGATTTAATCATGCCAATGCCATCCTTCTCCTTGGTATTAAGGATGACAACATATACATCATAGATGAGATATATGAGCATGAGAAAGAAACAGCGGAGATCATACCGCTGGCAATTAAGCATGCTATCCCAACTAATAAGATTATGTGGTGTGATAGTGCAGAACCGGACAGAATAAAGACCTGGAAGGGTGCTGGATATAGAGCCAAGGGGGTTAACAAAGGCGGTTCAAACGGATCTGTAAAAGCGCAGATAGACTGGTTGAAAGGTGTGACAGATAAAAGCCATACAGTACGCAGAAGGATATATGTAGCCCCTCATTGTGTAAACACGATCAAGGAGTTGCAACAGTGGAAATGGAAAAAAGATGAAAAGACAGGCGAATATCTTGATGAGCCTGTACCAGTAATGGACGATGCAATGGCAGCTCTTAGGTACGGCATTGAGGGATGGCGCAAGTCTCGTTCATGGCTGATATAGATTAACATGAAGGAGATGGAAAAGGTGTTAACCACTGATGAAATAAAGGTATTGATTGATAATGACAAAACATCAGACAAGAAGCAGTTTGCCAGAACAGGCGAACGCTACTATGACGGAGATCACGATATAAACAAGTATAGATTGTTTTACTACAATGCAGATGGCAAGTTAGTAGAAGATCTAACACGGAGCAATGTGAGGATATCGCATCCGTTCTTTACGGAGCTTGTTGATCAGTGTACTCAGTATGTGCTGTCTGGTGATCGGTTTGTTGTAGCAGATGATCAGAAGCTACAGACCTATATGGATAACTATTTTAACAACAATGATAGCTTTATATCTGAACTATCAGATTGTATCACAGATAGTCAGGTAAAGGGCTGGGCATATATGTATGCGTACAAAAATGCAAAAGATAAGATGGCATTTGCGGCGGCTGATGCGCTGGATGTAATAGAAGTCAGAGAAAAGGATGCGGACGATGGATGCAAATATACGATATATCATTACATTGAACGTATCGACAAGGGCAGAAAGATAATAAAACGCATACAGGTATGGGATGAAAAAGAAACATGGTTCTATACTCAGGTTGATGGTGGAGATATACAGCTTGATGAATCAAAGCTAAATCCAAGACCGCATGTATTATATACACAAGGAGATAAGAAAGATGCTACTTACTTTGATGGATTTGGGTATATTCCATTTATCCGGCTGGACAACAACAAGAAGCAGTTCTCAAGCCTTAAGCCTGTTAAGCCCCTCATAGATGACTATGATTTGATGGCATCAAGCCTGTCAAACAATCTCATTGACTTTGATTCCCCAATCTATGCAATAAAAGGATTTGAGGGAGACAATCTTGATGAGCTTCAGACAAACCTTAAGACAAAGAAGCTTATAGGTGTAGGTGAGAATGGAGATGTGGATGTCAAGACTGTTGATGTCCCATATCAGGCAAGACAGGCGAAGCTTGATCTTGACGAGAAGAACATATACCGGTTTGGTATGGGGCTAAACACCGCCGGGCTTAAAGATACATCAGCAACTACGAATATAGCAATTAAAGCGGCCTATTCACTTCTGGATCTGAAAGCAAAAAAGATAGAGAAAAATCTCAAGAAGATGCTGCGTAAGCTGGTTGAGATAGTCGTAGATGAGATTAACAATGCGGATGGAACCGCCTATCAGGTTGAGGATGTCCGGTTTGAGTTTACCCATGAGATTATGAGTAATGCGCAGGAAAATGCACAGATCAAGCTGACAGAAGCACAAACCAGACAGGCAGAGATTAATACGATCTTGAGCGTTGCAAATGTGCTTGATGATGAGACTGTAGTTAAGGCTATTTGCGATTGGTTAGATATTGACTATGAGGAGATAAAAGACAAGTTACCGGCAAAGGAAGAAGACGATACGAAAAAAGCGCAGGATCTGTTGAAAGAGGTAAATGTAGAGACTGGTGGTGAAGAATAAAGATGGAGAATATTACATATTGCAAAATAGATAGCAATTTGAGAAAGATTACACTTCCGGAAAATGAGAAGATACTCGGAGTATATCATGATAAAAATGTGACAAGAAAGCATTTTAAAATGCCGAGATATTATCAGGATAATGACATGTCTGAGTTCAGCATAAAGGTCAATTATGTGAATGAGGACAAGGAAACAGATTGTTATGCCGTTGATGATATGCTCTCAACTGAAGATTACATTACATTTTCGTGGCTTGTAGGTGCTACAGCTTGCAGAGTCCCAGGCATGGTTGGCTTCGTGATCTGCTTTACAAAGATTGATGAGGAATCGAATATAACGCAGGAGTATAATACAGAGCTTTCAGTTTGTAGAGTCCTTGACGGCTGCGAACTTGGAAAGGCAATAGACAGTGAACAGGAGAAAGACATCATTGCACAGTTTGTGAAATATTTGATTAAGGTCGATTCTACTTTGTCCATATCCGGTGAAGCGGCAGATGCAAAGGTCGTTGGTGATTGGTTGAAAAAGATAGAAGAAACGGAAGAAAATCTAAAAAAATCTGTCAGTGATGGCAAGACATTGCTTGCGGAGGCTATCACTGAAAAAGGAATTGATACCGCAAGCGGTGATTCGTTTGCTACGATGGCTGAGAATGTTAGGAAGATCCAGACAACCGGTTATGGTGTGAGCGGTTATATTGATACAACAATAGAAACAAGTGGTGGAATATTTGCAATTTACGGATTGTATACCGTTGAAGAACAGGAGGCGAGTTAATGAGTATCTTAGGGTACAAGATTATAAATCTGTATAAAGTAAAAACAGCAATTGGATCAAGTGCAGAAGAATATGAGGCTGATATAACAGACGAGAAGATGCAGGAGATTGCTACAGCATTGGGCTGTAATTTACAGATCATGACAAGCGGTAGCAAATGGTTGTTGTACAAAGGCACAAATACGGATAATGGTTGGTTGTGCCAAATCGTGTCAAATTATTTTGAAGTAAGGCGATACTTGAATGGTCAAGTAACGACAAGTTCAACCACAGGCACTAATTTACAGTGCCGTGTACAATTTACGGTATCGACACAAGTTAAAAAATTGGTGTTGCGTTACTCAAAAGGTAAAAACGGAGCTACCATTTTTGAGTTTACAAATTATGAAAATGTAAATCTGGCATATTGCATCGCAGATGCATCTGTCATTGGAACAGATGAAAAGATAAGTGTATATGGATATATTTCAGCCGGAACTTATATGCTCTCATTGTCAGATAGCACATCAGTAACTTACAATTTAAGTAATGTGTATGGATTTGCTGATAATCTCGTATTAATGGGGGCGATCGCATTAAAGGATAAGAATGCAATTATCGATGGTCTGTACAGATGTGACATCAATAAAAATACGGATGATCACTATGTATTTGGGTTGGATAATAAAAAATATATGGCGAGTGACGGCGGAGCACACATGAAGTGGGCAATCGAGCTTGATGATTCAATGTTAGAGTAATATGAACAAGAGACAGAAAGAAGTAATCGAGGAACAACTACATAACGAGGGAAAAACTATTGCCAGTCTGAAGCATACATATAAGCAGGCATTGAAAGACTGTGAGCAGAAGATCAGAGAGTTGTCTGCAAGAACTGACATGGAGAATTTGCAGAGCATCATATACCAGAAACAATATCAGGAGGCTTTGAAAGCACAACTTGAGGGAGTTCTTGCCAACTTACAGTCAAATTCCTATGCAACGGTGTCTGACTACCTGACTAAGTGCTATAGAGACGGATACACAGGTGTCATGTATGACCTGCAGCAGACAGGTATTCCGATCATCATGCCGATAGATCAGGCGGCAGTTGTGAGAGCTATTCAGACGGACAGCAAGCTCAGTAAGTCACTCTACGACAAAATGGGCGAGGATGTGACATACCTCAAGAAAGCAGTTAGGGCAGAGGTATCAAGAGGTATAGCCAATGGATCAACATGGAATGAAGTAGCTGGTAAGCTTTCACGGCATATGGCAAATACACCATTCCAGAGGGCTTATAACAACTCTATCCGAATTGCAAGGACGGAAGGACATCGCATACAAGTACAGTCGGCTATGGATGCTCAAAAGATAGCTAAGAGTAAAGGTGCGGACATAGTAAAGCAGTGGGATTCTACGCTTGACGGCAATACAAGAGATCTGCATAGACTGCTTGATGGACAGATTCGTGAAATAGATGAACCTTTTGAGGTTGGTGGTCGTAAGGTAGATGCTCCGGGGATGTTTGGAGATCCGGCAGAGGATTGTAATTGCCGGTGCTGCTTATTGCAGAGAGCAAGATGGGCATTGGATGATGATGAGCTTCAGCGACTGAAAGATCGAGCGGAATACTTCGGGTTGGATAAGACAAAGAATTTTGAAGAGTACCAGACGAAGTACTTTAAGGTGTCGTTTGAGATTACGCATGAAAAAGAACAAAGTAAGCCAAAATATATTTATCAAGACACAGTTATTCATAAAAAAATAATAGAATCTCCGGATTACAGAAGAAAATTCAACCAAGTATCAGATAGTGATAGGGTTAATAGAATCGCATGGCAGCGATCAAAAGAAATGTTAACTCATCGTTCGGGAACAAGATACGAGGATATTGCTTTTGTTGACTATTTGACTGGAAAATCAAAAATAAATAAGGAATATCATGAGGAAAGTACAGCAAAGCCAAATAAAGGAATGATAGAAATGTTGTACAACAGCAAGCCAAATACAATCATAGCAATCCATAATCATCCAGGAAGTAGCGTGCCAAGTTTGGCAGATTTAATGACTTGCAAAAAACGTGCTTATAAATTTGGACTAGTTGTATGCCATGATGGGAAAATATATAAATATTCAGTGGATAAAGAGAAATTTAATGCGCCAATAGCGTCATCTGCACTTGCTCAATTAGAGATAAAGGGTTATAATGACAATGTGAGAAGTATATTTGAAGATGCTGGAGTAAAAATGGAGGTGTTATAATGGGTAAAGAGACAGAATATCAGAGAATATGCGATAAACTAGGCTTTATTCCATCGGAATTTAAAGCACCTGATTTTGAAACAGAGGATGATTCTTGGACTAACCCTTTTTCAGCTCTGACAGTTGAAGAAAACGTTTTTTTGTATGAGAACGGATATTTGAATAATAAATAAAGAACTAAAACATAATATTTAGTTAATTCAGACCATGATAAAAACATGGTCTTTTTTTATGCCCAAAATCGGCTTAAGGCGGTAAAACTGTGACGATAAAATAACTCCGGCAAGAGTGATAACTGCCATGTGTGGCTACAATTAAAGCCAAGAAAGGATGGAACAATGGAATTAAAGGAACTGTTAGGAGAAGAATTGTACAAACAGGTACAGGCGAAGATTGACGAGAAGAACAGCACAGAGACAGACAAGCTCAAGCATGTAAGATACACAGATCTGTCCGAGGACAAGTACGTCAGTAAAGAGAAGTATGATTCAGAGCTTGAAAAACTCAATGGACTGATCACCGGCAAAGACACGGAGATTGGTAATGCAAATAAGCTCATTGAGGAACTGAAAAAAGCATCTAAAGGCGATGAGGGGATGCAGCAGAAGATTTCTACTTATGAAGCTGAAAATACAAGACTGCAGCAGGAACTTGAGGAAACGAGAGTTAATTCAGCTATTAAGGTTGCATTATTATCTGCTCATGTAAGTGATGTTGATTATGTTGCTTACAAATTAAAGGCAAACCTGAAAGAAAAGAATACGGAGCTTAAACTGGACGATGATGGCAACATCAAAGGATGGGATAGCATGCTTACAGATCTCAAGACACAGCTTCCGAACCAGTTTGAAAGTGCTGGAAGTAACCAGAAGAACATCCTTGAAAATCAGCTTCAGAAGGGTGATCCGAACGCAAATAACAGTGAGCCGAAGACACTTGCAGAGGCATTAAAACAGCAGTATGAAAATGCAAATAATAACCAGTAAAAGAAAGGAATGGTGAAAACTATGGCAATGACATTAGAAGAACTTAAGAAAGGTATGAGTGATAAGGTATTCTCACAGATCGTGGATATCTTCCTCAGACAGTCAACAATACTTCAGATGCTCACATTTGATGACTGTGTATCAGCATCAGGTGGTGGCTCAACAATGAAGTACAAGTATCTCAGAAAGGTACTTCCAGCAACAGCAGAGTTCAGAAAGATAGGTGGCTCTTACACTGCATCAGCGGCTACTAAGCAGGAGTGCGAGGCTAATCTTGCAATCATGGGCGGAGCTGTTCAGATGGACAGAGTGCTCAATAGAGTAGCAGGCAACTTTGACAATATGGCATATCAGATAGAGGAACATATCAAGGCAGTGGTAAACCTCTTCCACTATACACTGATCAATGGTGATGCAACTACAACAGCATCAACTGATCACCCTGAGTTCCAGGGACTTGATTCCATGCTCGCAGGAACAACGACAGAATACGGCACAGACAAGGCTATTGATCTGTCATCTATCACAGCGATCAAGTCTAATGCTGATGAGTTCTATGAGGCACTGAGCCTTCTTGTCAAGACTACAGATGCTGATGCAGTGCTTACAAACACAGAGATGATCACAAAGATTCAGACTGTAGCCCGTATCCTTGGATACAAGACTGAGAGTGAGGAAGCATTCGGAAAGCGTATCACTACTATTGATGGTGTCAAGCTTGTTGATATGCAGGACTATTACACTGTAAGCAGTGGTGCTGCAACTGCTGGCCATGTTGTCAAGAAGGGACTTTCAAGAACCATCGCAAAGGAGAGTTCGGCAACAACAGGTCTTACAGACGTCTATGCAGTCAAGTTTGACGTAAACGATGGATTTCACGGAATCAGCCTGAATGGTGGTTCTGTAATCGATCAGTATCTTCCAAACTTCAACGAGCCTGGCACTGTCAAGGACGCAGAGGTTGAGATGATCGCAGCTACAGTCCTGAAGAATACACAGCATGCAGGTGTACTCAGAAATATCAAGATTGCATAAGGAAGGATGGGTGATTGAATATGGCAACAAAGGAAACAAAGACCGTAGAACAGACAAGTGAAGTTATTGAGCCTGTAGTGGCAGAGCCAAAGACAGAGAGTGAGCCTACAGGCTGGACAGTATCTGTTAATGATAACGCTACTTACTGTGGAATTGGCGCCGGTGGTGTCCAGTTCGCAAACGGAAAGGCAGAGATCACATCAAAGCGTATGGCAGATTGGTTCACGGAGCATGACGGGTATACTGTTATCCCTAAGAAGTAAGGCGGTGGTCATATGATCATGACTGTCGATGAACTTAAGAAGTACGTAGACACCAAGGAGAAAGCTCCGGTGCTTGAGGCTAAGCTTCAGGCACTGGAACTCCTGATCAGAAAATATACAAATAATAATTTTCAGGACAGGAACAGGCGGTTTGTTGCTCCTGTGGACGCTGTGACAGGCTTTCAGTATGCATCTGAGCTGTTCAAGGTTGGCGACACTATACAGGTGTCAGAGTCACGCTACAACGATGGCTTGTACACCATCAAAGCTGTGGATATGGACAATGGACATATAGAGGTGAATGAGAAGCTTGTAAGCGAACCGGTCGCCATGGTGACAAAGATAGTATATCCGATGGATATCAAGCTGGGAGTAGCCAACATGCTTTCATGGGATTTGAACAACCGGGATAAGGTCGGTGTACAGTCTGAGAGCATCAGTAGACATTCTGTGACCTATTTCAACATGGATGGCGACAATTCCCTCATGGGATATCCAAAGTCACTTCTTGGTTTCTTAAAACCGTACATGAAAGCGAGGTTTTGAGATGCGAGGAATAGGCGGAAATGCAGTTGCAGATATACAGGTTAAAAGCATAACCAGAAATGAGATAGGCGAACAGGAAGTCACATGGATATCTGAAGATACCTTGACCGGATGGCTTGACCTCTCAGGCGGTGACAGCAAGTACACAACATACAATGCCAAGGTGCAGGAATCCACGCATATGTTCATAGCTGATTATAAACAGCTCAGTGACATGATAAAGTCAGAGAATAGCCGTATGGTGATTAATGGCCAGGTATATGACATTATGCTGATAGATGACCCCATGGGCATGCATGAGCAGCTTGAGATATATCTGAAGTATACAGGAGGGCAGTAATGGGAAATGTGGAGTTCACAGACAACAGAATAAAGGTTGAGGCAGCTCTGAATGATGCTATTGTTGCATTCCTGTATGAAGTTGCTGTAGAGGTTGAGGCTCAGACCAAGATAGCACAGACAAGAGTTGATACAGGTCACACCAAAGGCGAATGGACTCACTATGTCGATGAAGATAAGGGTGAGGCTGTAATTGGAAACCCTAGGGAGAATGCTATCTGGGAAGAATACGGCACAGGCGAATATGCTTTGAAAAAGAATGGCCGTAAAGGCGGATGGTGGGCTCCTGTGGGACCTGATGGAATGAGTTTAAAACAAGCCAGCAAATTCAGTAAGGTAAAAAAGGATAAGGCAGGAAATATAGTAGCTGTTTTTACCTATGGTAAGAAACCTCTCAGGCCTTTACAGAAAGCCTTCGACAAGAGCAAGAGCAAGATCATTAAGCGACTTGGATCTATTCTCAATCAGACATTTAGAGAGTAAGGCGGTGATGGCATGACAGGCGAGACATTATCATATATCAACAGTGTACTCACAGATGAGCTTGAGATTCCATATGCATTCATGGAGTGGCAGGACGACCCACCAGAGGCATACTTTGTCGGTGAATATTCTGAAGGTGATACACCTGAGGAAGATGGATGTCAGGAAATAACATTCATCATAGATGGATTCACAAGAGGCTCATGGTTCAGTCTGGAGAAGTACAAGCAGAAGATAGAACAGAATATTGAACGAACGGCAATCCTTGCAAGTGGTGCGGGGGTTGCCGTTTTTTATGGGAATGCGTCACCGGTGCCAACAGGGGATGCAGACCTCAAACGGATACAGATCAATTTGACGATTAAAGAATATAAGAATGGAAGGTGATTATAACATGGCAGATACATTAACTTTTGAAGAGTTCAAGTCATCCGGTATCACAGACAAGACACCGAAGAACATTGTGTTTGGTGCCGGAACGATTCACAAAGGGCTCAAGTATGACGCATCAAAAAAGACATGGAACTTTGCCGAATCTCTGATCGGTGCTACATCCGGCGGAACGAAGCTGTCTATTAAGCCGGAACTTAAAGATATTGAAGTAGATGGAGCAGTGGTTAAGGTTAAGGATTTGACGGTTAAAACTGGCGAGACAGCACAGATGGATACTAACATGGTGGAGCTGTCGCCTGAGACGATTAAGATGGCTATTATCGGGCAGAATGGCACATCAACAGCGGAAGGATACGATGTGATCGAATCCAAGGCAAGAATTGAAAAGGATGATTACATTGAGAACTTCGGATATATTGGAAGATTCTTAGATGGTCGTCCTGTTATCGTGATCTTTGACAATGCTCTCTGTACATCAGGCCTTGAGATAGAGGGCAAGAACAAGGAGAATGGCACATTTGCACTGACAATGGAGTGCTATGCAGATCTGTCACCGGCAGCTGATACATTGCCATACCACATCTATCTGCCTACTGGTACGACAACGGAGCAGGTTCAGCAGTCTATAGATTCCAGTACAGAAGTAACAGACTAATTGACATAGAAAAGGAGAGATAATCATGGGAACAACTGAGATAAAAGAGAACAAAGATGTAGTAGAGAATGCCGAAGTAGTTGAAGATACTGAGGCAGTAGAGGATGTGCGGGAGGTCAAGCCATATACACTTAGAAATCCAAAGGCTACAGATATAGCCGCATTCCTGAAGCTGTTCAGCAAGCTTGGAGTGAAAGACTTCAAAGATTCATTCAGCGGCAATGGGTTCAAAGAGCTTATTGCAAAAG